ACTACTCAAAGAGGAGAAATTGTGGAACTATTAATTCTTGCTGCAGCTATTGGAGGTGCCGCATTCGGTGCCTTAAGACTTACTCCTAGAGATAAAGATGCAGAGACAAAAATAGATTACCCACTCTAGGTTAATGAAGATCAAACCTTTATCTTATATGAGATTGTCTCAACTGAAATTTTTCTACTGGGACCCTAAAGATGATCCAAGAGAACCAGAATATTGGGACTCCCGTAATGGGGGTCCTTTTTTATGTGCTTGATTAAAAATCAAATATTTGTTAGGATATGTCTTAACACTAAATAAAATCTGTTAAAGGAAAGCATATGCACGGCGATTTAGAACCTGAAGAGAATCATTGGCCTACTAAGGAGCACATCAATGATCTGTGGGAAGACATGGATAGATTGAATGCTCTCTATGAGGAAATGATGTGGCCTCATGATGATATCATAGAGTTCATTCCAGACCATGCAAAGAGTAGGATAGTTATTAGAAACAAATCTATGGAAGAAAGGAGGGAAATTGGTGAGCAATAACTTTACAGTTTATTCAAAAGAAGGCTGCCCCTATTGCGTAAAAGTGGTGGAGGTGTTAAAGTTAGCAAAGTTGAATCATGTTATTTACAAACTAGGAGAAAATTTTGAGAGGGAAGCATTCTATGGTCAGTTTGGTCGTGGGTCTACCTTTCCTCAGGTTTCAGTTGATGGGCATACTATTGGAGGATGCACAGAAACAGTTCAGTATTTGAAGGAGAAAAAATTAGTCTGATGAAAGAAGATTTTGAAACTGTTTATGATATGCTTGAACATGCTATTGAGTATGCTTTTGAGGGTAAAATGACTCTTAAGTTTTATGATTTCTTAAAGTATCGTAAAACTAAGAAGGCAGAAATAGATTCTTTCCTTCAAAGTTCTACTGTGAAAGAAATATCTGATCAGGTACTAGAACTTGAGGAATATATTAAAGGAGGTAAGGATAATAATCATCAACAATTACGTGAGGCATATGGTCACATACCTAAGCCTCAAGCAAGAAAAATAAAAACATATTTTATTAAAATCATTGAAGATGCAGTGAGGTATCAACATGAGCGAAGACCAGGAAGACGAAAAAAAGTCTCTAAATAATGACAAACCCCAAATCAATAGGGGTGTAGAACTACTCTTACGAAATAGGAGGAAACCAGAAAAACCTAAGACCTTTCAAGTAAAGTTTGGAAATTTAATTGCTCTATGGAATAGAGAGATTATCTTTCACTTTAATTTTTACTTGGACATTAGAAAAAAATAACTCTCTGGAGGAGTGCCATGTCAGAAACATTAGCAGTAACCTTGACACTTATGACTCTAGTGTCTATACTTGCAATTATTGTAGGAGGTATGATAGGATGGATGGCAAGACAACATTCATATGAGACAACACCTCAAGTAGTGTATGCTCATCCAGAGATGTTTGATGCCAATGGACAACTAGTTCCTGATGAAATTTTAGCCCTAAGAATTGAGAACAATTATGACACGGAAATCGACGATGATGACGACGGAGAACACTCTTGAGAATCCTGAACCACCTAAGACAGTTAGGAAGCCAAGGAGACCTCGTAAAAAAGCATCACCATCAGCTAAGAAGCTTCCTAACAATCCCTTTATGAATGAGATATTAGATCTTGTATCAGAACAAAAGACGGATGCTAAGAAGGTTGCTGTACTTAAAGAGTATGAGTGCGACATTATAAAGAGTCTTTTTATATGGAATTTTGATGACTCAATTATTTCTCTTCTTCCTGAAGGAAAGGTTCCTTATAAGCCAAATGAGAATCCATTAGGTACAGACCACTCTTCATTACGTAGAGAGCAGAGAAACCTTTATATGTTTGTTAAGGGTGGTAATGATCAGTTGTCTACTATTAGAAGAGAGACTATCTTTATTCAGATGTTAGAAGGTTTACATCCTAAGGAAGCTGATATCATTGTTGCTGTAAAGGATGGAGACTTAGAAGAGATGTATGACGTTTCTTATGAAGTAGTGGAAGAAGCATTCCCAGATATTGAATGGGGAGGGAGAAGTTGACAGTGAATATTATTCATGAAAATTGTGAGAAGAAAGCCTCTGAAGATAAGAAGCTCCCTAGAAGTTCTTATCTTGTATCTTATGTTGCCAAAGAGAAATTATCGTATGATATTGTGATGGCTGATAATAAAGTGGAGATATTTGATACTTATTGGGATAAGTATAAGGAAGGATTACAGGACATAGGTTGGACTTCTGGTAGTAGTAATCCCAGAACCTGGAATTATAATAAGAAGCAGGAGGAGAAGAAGGTAAGGAGGAAAAGAAAATGAAAGATAACGATTTAGAATCCCAAATTAACGACATCATTGAAGGTGAAATTCAGAACGGTATTAATGATTACATAGAACAACAGCAAGAGGGAGAGGAAACTGGATTAGGTTTTGTTAAGAGTGAAGATGAAGCAAAAGAGTTGAAAGTTAATGTGCGTCAAGATGAAGTTGATAAGATTATTAAAGAGTATAAAAGGATTAAGAAATTTAAGAAGTCTAATTTAGGTCAGGTTAAGAAACTTGGTTTAGTTGATAAGAATGGGAGGCCATTATGAGTAAGATTGATACTCAGGGAATGAGTGCTCCCATGACCCCTGATGAAACAAAGAAAGCAAGGAATCAAACATATAAACCTGCTGTTGTTACTCCTCGTAGGATTATAGAACCTACCCTTGTTAAGGAGTTAAAGATACTTATTAATGAAGTATTGAATGAGAGAAATGGTTTTAGAGGTAAATCGTATTTTGATACAGAAAACTTTAAGCATTATGTGGGAGAAGAAGAACCACCTTATGAGGATTGGAAATGAGACTTGGAGTTATGTGTTCAGGTAATGGGACAAACTTCGAAAATATAGTGCGCAGTTGTAGATATGATGAAGTTGTATTAATGTTATACAACAAGAAAGAATGTGGAGCAAGAAGGAGAGCAGCAAAATTAGGTATACAACATTGTTATGTAAATCATAAACATGAAAAGGAGATGTCTCAGTTGTTTGAATCTTGGAGAGTAGATCTCATAGTGCTTGCAGGATATATGAGAGTGATTAAAAATCCTGCTGCTTTCCCTGCTCCTATCATCAATGTGCATCCATCATTACTACCTAAGTATAAAGGATTAAGTGCAGTTGAACAGGCAATGGATGCAGGTGAGGAGGTCACTGGATGTTCAGTTCATTATGTTAATGAAGAATTAGATGGAGGTGAAGTAATAATGCAAAGAGAAGTTCCTATTTTATCTAAAGATACAGTAGAATCATTAACAAAAGCTATACAAAGAATGGAGTATGCTATCTTACCGGCGGCAATAGAAAATGTTAAGCAACAACTATTACAACAAGTTAGTTGATATCTGCTGTAGAGTGGTGTCAACTGATGGAGAAGTGAGTCTTGATGAAAGGATATGGATGACCAAGTTAAAAGAGAATAACAGACATGCAGAAAATGTAGTTAAGGGATTTGGTATCACGTGATACAATTCTACTTGACTATATAATTATGGTATGGTAACATACTATTACGTTCAACCCAGAAGGGTCGCAAGTAAGTCACGGAACGGAGCGTTCATCCTCCTTTGGAGGACGCAAATGACTAAAGGAACGGGGCTAAAAATCCAACTACTTTAGGAGTAACAAGATGGCACAAGTCACTTACCGTGGTGTCAAGTATGACACTGATACACAAAAAGCAACTGAAGCACGTAAGGTCCAAGAAACCTATCGTGGTATCAAGTTCCTTAAGGAAAAGGAACTAGTAACTGCTTAAGAATCAAGGGGGTTTACATACCCCCTTTTTTAATATATAATTATAGTTAAAGGAAATTGTATGGCCCTTCACATGAGAGATACCCTATTAAAAGCAGTCTTAGCCCATGCTAATGGAGAAATTCAAAAGCATAAAGCAAACGTGGAAGTATATCTTGAACACCCTGCTGGTATTGGAGAGCATTCTGATATCACAGAAGCAATTCAAATAGAATTGAATAAGATAGCAGTCTATCATGATCAAGTAGAAGTCATTAACAAATACTTTATTCATGGATAAAGAAAGACTAAAATTAATAGTTCAAAACCTTAAGTTGCTAGTAGATTCCTTAGAGTCTGAAGTGTATTCTGATGTGAAAGCATATAAATACGAAAGCACACCCCATATCACAGACTACGACGAAGTATTTGATGACGATGATGGGTATCCAGACTAGAATGAATGAAGGACAAGAAGGCAGCAAAGAAGCTTCTTAAATTAGCAAAGGAACATCCAGATTGGTATAGTAAAAAAGATATTTTCTATGCTAAGATGATAAGAAAACGTATTAAAGATAACAAGAAACATCATGAGCGTGAAGTTGTTAACAGTAACACCAAAGGCAGAAGAGCTGATGGGTTACGTGGCAAGGGTGAGCAACCCAAAGAACCAAGACAATCCAAAGGTAGCTGGTTTACTAGGTTACTGCATCAAGCACGGTCATTGGTCGGTCTTTGAGCAAGCACATATGACTCTGGAGATTAATACTACCAGGGGATTAGCAGCACAGATACTAAGGCATAGGTCATTTACATATCAAGAGTTTTCTCAAAGGTATGCTGATAGTAGTATGCTTGGTGATCATATTCCTATACCAGAATTGAGAAGGCAGGATGATAAGAATAGACAGAACTCTATTGATGACTTAGATAGATTTGTAGTGCAAGATTTTGAACGTGAAATGCAGAAACATTTTGAAGAAGGAATGAATTTATATAAGAAGATGTTGGATGCTGGAGTAGCAAAGGAGTGTGCTCGTTTTGTTCTCCCCTTAGCAACCCCCACAAGACTCTACATGACTGGTTCAGTAAGGTCTTGGATACATTATATCAATTTGCGTTCCGCTCATGGCACACAGAAGGAACACATGGATATAGCAGAGGAATGTAGAAGCATATTCTCTGAGCAGTTTCCAAGTGTCTCTCAAGCCCTTGAATGGGTCTAAATAAAATTACTCTATACCTTACCTATGCCTACCTACCCTTTGAAAAATTTAAAGACAGGAGAGACACAAACACTCTGTATGTCTATGACGTCATATGAAAAATGGAGAGAAGAAAATCCTGACTGGGATAAAGATTGGAGTCAGGGGTGTGCCGGCGTAGGAGAAGTTGGAGAGTGGCAAGAGAAACTGGTGAAGAAAAATCCAGGTTGGAATGACGTATTACGGAAGGCATCCAAGATGCCTGGTGCTACTGTCAAACCTTTCTCTACTTAAATTATGACAAGAAAGAAAAAGAATGGGGATCAACCTATTGGGGTTGGTTTAACCGCTAAGCAAATGAAAAGAAAGAAACCAATTAATACTGATATGTTAAGGGACGTAGAAGCCCTTACTGATAATCAGAAAGCTTTGTTTGCATCATATGGTAAGGATAAAAACATAGTTGCTTATGGTGCAGCAGGGACAGGTAAAACATTCATCACTCTCTATAAAGCATTGGGTGATGTTTTAAATACTTCTACGCCCTATGATAAGATCTATATTGTAAGGTCACTAGTTGCTACTAGGGAGATTGGTTTCTTACCAGGAGACCATGAGGATAAGTCTTACCTATACCAGATACCATACAAGAATATGGTTAAGTATA